GATTCTGTGTCATAGATTTCTGCATGCTCGTTGTCGTAACGGTCATATTCCATGCCAAAAAGGGCATTTAGACCAGGTTCTAGTTCTTTAACTAGTTGCGCTCTTGATATAGCCATAATCTAATCTCCCTTACGCTAATCCAGCAGACTTCTGCCCAAATATGTGATTTTGAATCACAACATAGACATTAGTTGCATCTGATGAAACATCGCTATTCTCTGGGTCTTGCGAAATATCAATCGCTTTCAGAGGTAAACCAGCAGTAGTTGCACCTGTTGCTACATCTAACTCTGCACCAGAAATACCAGTTACAGTTGAACCTGCTGTGGTATAAACAATGTCAAAGTTACCTAATAAATCTGCAACTGGAAATGCAGCATTACCTTGAATTTCGAAGATAACATTTGGGTCATCTATAACGAAAGCTTCAATGTCTGCGGCATTTGTGCTTGCAGGGTAGTAATTGGAAAAAGTTTCTTTTCCAGTTGTAGGGTCTGTATACCTACAACCATTGAACACTCCAACTATTGGAACTGATCCTCCATCAGCGTGTACTTCTACACCGCCACCAGTGACTTGGGCTACCATGTCACCTTGAAAAATACTTGTTCCGTAATTGGCAGCGATTCTATATCGGCTTTGACCACCAGTGTAAGGGGCACCCCCTATCATCTTGACTGGTCTCATGCCAAAAGCAGCATCTTGATTTGCCATTTTTAACTCCTAAGTAAGAATTTTATTAACTTTGCCTCTTGCCACCAAAAGCGACTTGAGACTTCCTTTCCTTTGATATTGGCATAGAAGGGTTTGATTCTTTCATCAAATCTCTATCAACAGCCTCCATCTGGGTACTTGTTTTATTCATGAAATATTGATTTCTTGATTCAACTATTTCATCTGGAATCCGTGCTAATAAAAGTCCTCCTTGACCAATTACTCCAGCATTTTTGCCTTCATCAATCACAGGGAAATCTGCATCTGGATAGTCCTCTGCACGTACTAATTCATATCCTTCTCTTTGTCGTTTATGGACATTAGCTCTATCATCGTAATCCATAACACGTTCTCTAATCCACCTATGTTTGTAACCAATAGGTGCTGGGGGAGCATCTAATGCTGATGGAGGTGTCCATGCTTTAAATCTTTCCTGTTTTTCACGAGTAACAGACTCTCGATTGGTTCTATCCACCATTTTAAGCTCCTTTCCTGGAATCTATTTTAGCTACCTCTCTTGCATACTGCTCTAAAGGTATTCTCATTTTTTTAGCAAACGCAACTTGTCCAGGAGTAAGTTCTATTTGCTTTCTCCGCCCATTGTTGTTAACGGCTTTGCCATTAGCAGGTGCGACAGTCTGGGCGACTTTCCTGTCACTCTGAAACTTGTGAGGAAATTCTTTTCTTAATCTTTTGTCAATTTCTTTATAATAATCATCTGTAGAAGGATCAAAGCCATCTACAGCAACAACTTGCTCATGAATGACTTGTGCTCCTCTAGTCATAACCATATCTTGACCAAACCATGTATTTTTATCAAGCCACCCTTGTAATTTAGGGTCTAAGTCTTGTTTTTGCGGGGTCTGCCTCTCTTGGCTTGCCCTTGGCTCTGGATCTTGTTTGATTGTTGATACTTGTTCGGCTCTGATTTTTTGTATTCTAAGCCTTTCATTTTCAATAGCGAGTTTAGCCATAAGATCACTCGCCTCAGACATTTTTTCAGCATCTCCAGCATCAAAAGCCTCCTTGTAAAGTTTTTTAGCTTGAGCAGTTTGTGCTTCTATTCTACTTCCAAATTCTGAAGTGTATCCAGAATTAAGTTGTTTTAACTGCTCTTGTAACTCTTCATTTTTCTTTTTCTGTTCTTGTGCATATTTAAAGGCTGCATCTGCCTCCTCTAATGCCGCCTTTCTTTTTGCTGTTAATTGATTGATACGCTTTTGTACATTTTCTGAATATTCATCAAGCTCTTCTTCTGGTTTGTCAGAACGAACATCTGTTCGCTCTTCATTTTGTGCTTGATAATTTAAAGATTTTTGTTTTTTTTCTGAAGAATCATCTATGTCAACAATGACATTTTCTTCTTCATTTTCTAAAACTTCAATTTTTTCTTGTGTTTCGGACATCATGCTCTCCATTATACATATGAAATATCTGTGGGATCAAGTATTTTTGCTATAATATTATCATCATTTATGAGTCTTAGCTCAAGACCCTCCACTTTGAACCTATTTCCAGCATATCTACCCATAAGTACCCATTCTTTTTCAGAACAATACGCTCCATTTGGGAATTTATGTTCGTCTTTATAGGCATCTGGACCTATTTTGACTACATAAGCAACAACAGTTGCAAATGATTCTCTATCCCTTGTTGCGTCTGGTATGTAAACACCACCTTTTGTCTTTTCTCTTGGATAGTAAGGAATTACTAAAAGCCTATAACCAGTTGGTTGTGGCAATCTTTCAATGACTGATACATCTATTTTTGATGGATCATCTTCATTTTTGTTAGGTTCTTCTGACTTTCCAAAAGCTTTTGATATTGATGTTGGAGTTGGATTAATTTGTTTTTTTGCCAATAATCTGTCTGGCACATAAAGTTTTTTAGTCATCGTCTATACCTTTCATCGAGGTTCTTATTTCTTCTTCACACCAAGTCAGTCCTCGTATTTGACCTGTTATGAACCGATAGTCTTCTATTGAGTCTATCGAACCATCAGCCAAAGATTGAATTAACTCATCTCTTCTTTGACGTATGTTCTTTAAAAGGAATTGTGCTACCTTCACACCATCCATTACTGATCTTCTCTAAGTGTTGTCATACACATTGGACATTTATACTCTTTATATTTTAACTCACCCAAAAAAGGAATTTGTTCTGATTGGTCTACTTCTTTCATAACTATTTTATGTATATAACAAATTACTACTTTTTCTTCATTCATTTAGTTAGGCCTTTTTGCTTCTCGTATGTACGTAATCCACCAATTCCTAACATTCCACCCAAAACAGTTAAAAGTGTACCCATGTCAAATTCTGGCAATTCTGGAAGCTCTGATCCTGCAAAAGTAGCACCAAATATAATCAAATCTTTAAGAATAAAATGATATGCAAAAGCAATCGCACATACCCATCCAACAGCAGGTCTCCATCCACCTTTAAAAATTGAGCCACTTGAAGCTTCTGCTTTGTTTATTTCTAACTGGGCAAGTAAAGCTTCTTGAGCATGTTTTTCAGACATAGTGGCTATCTCGTGTGCGAGCTTTGCCTTTTGATCTGCGTCTGGAATAAATTTATCGAGAAGTCCAGTTACTGGACCTATCAAAGCTTGTAACATTGCTACCTCCTAATAAACTTTGACTTTATCAATATCAACTTTTGATACAAGTTTACACATACATTGATAACTTTCAACCTTTTCTGGTACAGAAATCATTTGTTTATTTAATCTTTCTGCATAAAAAATGCAATCATTCACGTTTTTAAAATAAATTTTGTCATCAATATTTGAATTTAAATAACAAATCAATAAGAAAACAGTCATTTATTTGTTGTTGAAGAATTACTAATATTATCTCCTTTATGTTCGTGCCCCATCCATATACCAAACACACCTGTCATTACACCCATAACAACCGATACAAAGGCGGATTGAGCAGCTGTAGGAACTTCAAGCTGCATAAACCATTCAGCACATCTCCATGACATGACTGTACTAGCAAGCATCATTAGTCTTGGTAAAATTTTCCATTTTAAAAAAGTTTCAACTGTCATTTTTTAAACCTGCTATCTATCCAACATTTTCCATAATATAAAATAAAAAGCCATACTGTAAATAGTACACCCTCAAAGTACGTTAAATCATTCCATGCATCTAACACCATATTTTCCATTAATATCTCCTATTTAGCTATGCTTCGTAAGCTTTCCATTACTTTATCTATTGAAGGCTCTTGACCATTAGGATTGAAAACACATTGATAATTGCGTGGGCACCCTACATGAATATCTGTAAATTCCAGTTCATATGTCTTTTGAGCACCAACATAAATACACGCCATCTTATCCTTAAAAACTTTTTGTTTTTTCAAACGACATGTTGTCATTTTGGGAACAGATAATGTTCCATTGTTTATCTTTTGATTTCTTGTGTAATCTTTCGCATAAACTTTTACAGCTACAATCGTCAAGCCAAGAATCAAACCAATGATTATAAACCCATACCCAACCCATTTAATAACCTCTAATATCTCATCTTGTTTTCTTTTTGCTTCTATTCTGGCTTGTCTTTGAGCCTCCTTAGCTTTTGCTATTCTGTCAGCTCTTTCAGCAATAATCTGATCCCATGCTTGAGGCCCAAACCTTAAATTAATAAGTTGTTTAAGTTCTTGTCGTTTTTCTTCTAAAAGTTTTCTATCTATGTAATCTGTAGCACTAGATTCAACTGAACCAAATTGCTCCATGATAGACATGCCTTTTCCTTGACCTTTATTCATCTGCTCTTCGCCTAGAAAAAAGCCATCTATTTGTTTAGCTATACCTTGTATATCTTGAACTGTGGATATGTTTTCTTTTATAAAATCAACGCTTTTTTTTACTAAAGCTATTCCTGTCAGTATTTCGGCAACGACCATAATTACCTCTAAAAAATCCCTTGAAATTTTTGTGGTTTAGCTATTTCAGAGAAATTCTTTATAATTCCACCATTACGTTTTTTTATTATTTTTTTTTGGTTTTTTTTTGGTTTTTTTAATTGAAGCCTTGATTTGCCCGCTTTCGACAATGCTATCGCTATTGCTTGTTTCTGCGGATACTTCTCTTTTTTTAACTTGCGAATGTTCTTGCTGATTGTCTTTTGGCTTGACCCTTTCTTCAACGGCATCTACAACTCCTTCTTTTGCAAGTCTTCTTTTTCTCTTTTTCTCTTTCTCAACTTCCCAAATTTTTTCTCTTATTGAACTAACCATAACCTATCCTTTCATAGCTTTCATTGCCGCAATATCTCTTGCTGTTTGATCTCTTTGATTTGCTATTTCTTCTTGCTGATCTAATCTTTGTTGATCAAGAAGAACGTCATTTCTTTCTTTCTCCAAGTCTAAATTTTGTTTTTTCTCAAACTGATCTTGCTTCTGTGCTATTTCTTGACCTCTTAGTGCTAATTCTTGCTTTCTTATTGTTACAAGAGGATCTTCACTCGGTGGAGGAGTTAAAGCTTGTGCATACTGTTCTTGTATTTCTGCGGCTATTTCTGCACTTCTAGAAGCTATTTGATCTTGCATTGCTTTCATTGCATTTGGATCTTGTTGCATCATCATTTGTTGCTCTTGTGGTATACTAGCCATAACTTCTTGTTGTGCTTGCATATCTGACATCATCGCAATATGCTCTGATATATGCCCTTGCAAAGTCATTATGATGGCAGCATTAGCTTGAGCTACTGGTGTACTTATCATAGCTAAGTGAGCAGATATATGTGCTTGATGATTTTGTTCTGGAAAAGCTGTAAGTGTTCCACCTCTTAGAGCTTCTTGATTTTCTTTTGCAGGGTTCATGGGCATAGGCTGAGGGGGAGGTTGCAACACAGCTTCAATGTTTGTAACACCTAATGCTTCATACATCTTTCTGTAGGCTTGATACATTCCATTCGGCCCATGAATGTCTGGATTACTTTGTGCTAACTGTAATTGAGTTTGAGCTAAAGCAATACGTTGTGACATAGAAAATATATTAGGATCTGAAACGGGTAATATATCAATTCTGTCATCAAAATCTGTTTGTTTTATTTCAGGAGGAGCACCTGGAACTTGATATGGATACATTGGAACATCCATTGCAAATATTCTACCAAGCAACTTAAATTCTATTTTTTGTGAATAATGAAGTCTCTTATGTATCGCAGACATCACTTTGGTGCCACGTTCCATGATAGCCATAGTTGTGCCAACAGGTGCGTTGCCTTGCATTTCACCAACTTTCATGTCAGCCATTGATGCAAAACGTCTACCAGAATCTATAAGTGTTCCAAGTAATGAATACAAAGTTTGAGATGGCTCCTTAAATGGTAATGGCATAATTGCTTGACGCAAATCCATACCCACCATGTCTACGTCTCTGAACTCTCCAGGACTTAGCGGAGACTCATCATCTCTTATCCTTGCACCTCTTGCTTTGAATCCTGCAGGTAAATTAGATAATGTGCCTGCGTCTATAAGTTGTCTTAATATTGATGTTGAGGCTCTTGAAAGCCCACCTATCATATGAGTAAGACCAAAGCCATAAAAGCCAAGACCAGGTAAGAACTTATAATGAACAAAATAAGGGATCTTCCTACGGAACGGATCGCTTTCATTGAAATTCCTTTTGATTGATAATATTTCACCAGATTTCTCCACTATTGTGACAACATAAGGCATTCTCAATCCAGTAGGCTCGCCATCGGCTCCAATATCTTCAAAGCCCACTATATCTAAATCTGTGTGAACCTCATATAAAGTTATTTCTTCATTATCACTTGAACCTTTGTATATACCTTGAATATCATCTATTGTTTCCTTAACATCATCATAATTTCCAGAGGAGTTATCTGAAGAAGGCAGATCTACATCTTTATAAAAACCTTGCAATTGTAATTTTCTAACTTCATTTTTGCCCATCCGTACTACATGAGTTATTCTTGATGAAGTTCTTAAATCTGTGGCATTGTAAGGAACAATTAAATCTTCTGCATGTACAAATTTTGAAACTGCTCTTTGCATTGAAGGATCAAAATAAACTTTTTTAAACGTTGAACCTACAATCGGAAGATAAAATAACATTTGATCTAATTCAGGATCATACTCTTCCATTTCATAAGTTATTTGATAATTCATGTAGTTTTTAACACGCTCTGCTTGTGCTAATAACTCTGGACTTTCTGAACCTACAATAACTGTCCTAACTGGGCCACCAGCAGGCAACATTTCTCTGTATGCTTGTGCTTGAAACTGCGTAACGCTTTCTGCTAATAATGGATGAACAACGCCAGAAGCACCTTCAAATGGCTCTGCCCTATCTTCATAGTTCATGCCAAGTAGCTCTAAGCCACCTTTGTATGTATCTTCCCACTCTCTCCTTGAAGAAATATCATCTTCAATAGCACTAACTAAATCACTTGAAATTACACCAAGTTCGTCTTCGTCAATAAATTCTGCTAAATTGGCATCAAATGAGACAGGAGGAGCTATCTCTGCTTCTTCTTGCATCTCTCCTATAATAGCAGAACCATCTTCAAACTCTGTAACGCCTGGAATAATTTCAGCTTCTGGCAAAGGTATCTGTATGCCTTGAGGTTGTTCTACGTTTTCAACGCCATTTACTTTTTCAATTGCCATGTTTTATCTGATGGAAAATCCACCACCTTTTATTGCTGCACCTTGTCCACGGCACATCATTTTGCCACCTTTGCCTTTAACACTACCACCATATTCATATTTTGATGCTAGATTAGGATTAATCTTTTGCTGAACCTTTTTTGGTAATTTTGAAAAGCCTTTATATTTGGAAGGAACAGCTTCACCACCCTTTTTCATTTTTTTGACTTTCTTAAAAATATCATCATTATCTTCCAAAGACTCTTTAGAGCCTGGTAAGTTTTTTAAATTAGCTTTTCCAGTTTCTTTATTTTTTGCATTTTGCCTAGCTACTTTTTTACTAAACTCTTCATTTATTATTTCTGTTTTATCTGCTTTAAATGGATCTTTTTTAGGTCTCTTTTTTGGTTTTGCTATTTCTCCGCCAGCTTCTTTCTTTTGTACTTTTTCTTCTTTCAACCTATCTCTTAATTGTTTTGGAACATTTTCTTTAAATAATCCAGTTGTGCCTTGTAACAACCCTGTTTTTTTCTCTTCTGGAGAAGCAGGTTTATAGCCTGCCATATCTAGCATTGAGCCTTCATCTCCGCTTGAAAAAGGAAATCTTGCAATAATATTTGCCCTTTCATATGCTTCACTCACGGCTTTTTTGAGAGTTTTAGGTTCCGTTATTTTTTTAGGACCACCTAAATTTTCAACTTGCTTTTGAATTCTCTTATCTCGCTGTTTTTGCGTATAACTTTTTCTTGAACTCACATTACTCTCCTGTTTCTGGGTTAATCATTCTTGATCTAGTCATGTTAATAACCTCGCCTCCGTCAGCCATCTGAATTGTCTTTTGTTGAACACTAAACGGATCTTTCTTAGGGTTAGGTGTTATACTAAAAGTCTGTGGCCTTGCACTAACTTTACTTACTTTTGACATTCTTTTCAAATTTTTTGTGATTGCGTCATCTTTCTTCTTTTGTAAATCTACAGTTTTAACGCCAGTTTTACCACTTTCTATATCAGTAATTGTTTTAGCTATACCCTTTAAAGGATCTGTCTCACCACCTTTTTTCAAAAGCTTTAATTGCTTCATTTTGGTTGTGTCTATCACTTTAATCTTTGGCTCTGTTCTTTTTATATTTGGCGTTACGCCAGTGCCAAAGTTTTTTCCAGGCACAGGTTGACCACGCCTTGCTAAGTCTTGGTAAGCCCTTATTCTATCTGCTTCATCTGACATTACTTTATTCCTTTAAAACTGCCACCTCTGCCTGGAACCACACCACCCATGTTCATTTTTTTGGGTTTCCCAGCAATTTTTTTTGCAATCTCAATTTTTACAACACCTGGCAAATTTCTTATGGGATTAGCTGCTATGTTAGCACCAACCAAACCTTGTTCAGCTTTTAAAATGTTTTCTGCAAGTCTCTTCATTTTATCTTTCATTACCTTACTCCTTTAAAACTACCACCTCTACCAGGCATTACACCACCCATATTCATTTTTACAACACCGCCTTTGGCTTTTTTTATTGGTTTTATTTTTTGAAGTGTTTTCATTATACTTAACATTTGTCTTTTGCTTAGACCTGGTTGAGTGCCCTCAAATCCAGAACGAATTTTATATGGCTTATCTAATTCTTTTTCTTCTTTCATCAGTAATACTCCATCTTTCTTCTGTAAGCGGGTTCAAATTCTTCATCGTCTGGTGTAGATATAAAACCACCTTGTCTGAATCTTAGTATAGCCTGTGTCATTGAATCTGCCAAGTCATCATGATCTCCATGTGGAAAGCTTGCACACTCCTCAACAACTTCCTCTGCAAAATTAGCATCAGGTCTGTACACCATGCCACTCTCAAAGACTGGTGAACATGCGTTCATACGTGCAAATTTATCAGAACCTTTACTCGGTGTAAATGGTGTAACAGGAACGCCCATACGTCTTAATTCTTGTGTTAAAGGCGTACCACTAGCTTTTTGCTCAATCAGTATCATATCAGGTTCATATGCCTCACATAACTCCATTGCTTTCTGCTTCAGTTCTGGGAAATCCCATCTGCCCTTCTCTGCATCAAGTAAGATGATAGCATCACCCTCACCCTCTACTGGCGTAAATATTCCCCAAGTCGTTATGGCACTAAAGTCAGAACGCTCATTCTTTGTAAATGCTGTATCATATGATTGTATAATATAAGAACAAGTGGGTGGATCATCACGATTCCAAATCTTCCACCATTCCCTCTTGATTATCGCACCCTCTTCTGCCGTCGGATTTTGCATGTACTGTGCGTTCCACTTTCCTACGGGAATCGATGCTTTCACGCCTTCTAATTCTTCTTTGCTCCAATACTCTGGCCAGAGAACGTTTCCAGTCTCTGGGAATATCGCTGGAAATTCTACTACTTCCCATTTGTCAGCACCTCCTTGAGCTTGTTTTTGCAAAACTCTAGCAGTTAAATCCTTAATACCCCAACGTGTCATAACAATAATGATTGAACCACCTGGCTGAAGTCTCTGCCTTGGTCCAGATGTGTACCATTCATAAATAC